TAGCAAATTCTTGTACCCATAATTCAGAAAACATAGTTGTGTATTGTGACATATCAAAACCTTGGTGATCTAAATATTCCCAAGATTTTTGACCAATGTAATTTCTAAAATCTAAAAAATCATTATCCATCGTAAGTGGTGTTGAATGATATGATCTTCCAAAATCACCGTGTTCTTTAATAAATTTCTTTTCTCTGTTTCTTGAATCTTTAATATATTTGTTAGATGCTTTATTTAATGATTTTACAAACTCTGGTTTTTGTTCTGACCAAATAGTTGTATTAAAATAATTATTGATAAACATTATTTAAAAGGCCTCCCTAAATGCCATACTACAAGACTGTATCTTGTACCTGATGTTACTGGTTTAACTCTATGCCATACAAAAGATGGAAACACAATAATAGAACCTTTTGGTAAAATCTCTTTTGCTCTTCTTAAATGTTTAGCTTCGTCTCTCATATGTGGATCGTAGTTTCTAAAATCGAACTCTAGTTCTCCACCACTATATTCTGAACCATCTGTTAATTGACAAGTCATAGATAGTTTTCGAATTCTGCCGTGCTCTGGATTATTAACATCGTCTCGTTGATATGGTTTATCCCAACTATCACAATGCCAATCATAATATTGGTTGTGTTTATATTTTGTAAACTGACAAGACTCACTTCTTTCCCAATCAAAGTTCCAACCAGCATTTCTATTTGCTTCGTGAACGTATGGGTGTAATTCTTTATATATCCAAGTATCATTTAACCAAACTAAATCAGAGTTTCTTTTTCTTTTTAAATCTTTTATTTGATCTTTATTTAATTTTTTATCCCCGTAACCACCAGTTCTTGCCATTACTTCTTCTTGTTGATTAGCATAAGCTATTACATCATCACAAAACTTTGGTGTAAGTGCAGCAGGGAAATGCCAGTAATAATTAGATATATTCATAAGTTATGGTTTGAACAAAATTCAAACTATCTTTCTGATCATTTGATACAATATACATATTAGTAGATGGAAACATAACAAACATATTTTTTTTAAGTTCTATATCCCAACTTCTTCCTTTTCTTCTATTATCATCAAAATGTATTCTTACCCAACACTTATCAACTTTGACTCCGTAAAGCATTGTAAAGTCAGGTGAGTTTCTAAGATCTACTGGATCAACATTTAATAAAGGTTTTGATACTTGACTTGGTTTATAAATATCACCCCAAGAATTTTTGTTAACTAAATTGATACCATAATCAAGACCAATAAAGTCTCTCATATATGTATTTAACATATCCCAAGTTCTTGAGAATGGAAATTCTTTGTTAGTAAATGAGGATTGTAAAATATCGTTAGTAAGTTTTTCTTGGTCTATCTCAAAACCTTTCGGCATATCAATATCACCATAGAATAGACTTTGTTCTGTTAAGACTTTCTTTTGCATACCACCACCATATATAAATTATGCTTTAGAGTCTGTCAAATCCCAAGTTGTATTTGCTTCATTCCAGACGTAAGACCATGCGTGAGTATCTGCTTCGTTTTGTGAAGTCTGTTCTTCTGTTAATGCTGGGGCATCACCGATTGGTGATTTCCAAGAAGCTGAATCATTGTGTTTTACCCATGAAGCATATGGTTTTTTAGGCCAAAAGATTTGATCATCTTCGTCCCAAGTATAACCTATACCTGCGTAATTTCCTCTAAAAGGTGTACCACCATCTCTATGTTGGTTACCTGATGTATTGTAAGAAGTTTGAATCCACATTTGTGCAGGCCAATTATTGTGTTGTTCTAAGTATTGTTGACCTACTGCTTCGTCTTCAACTCCATCAGCGTTTAACATATCAGAATTATTCAAAGTTAATACTTGAATAACTTTACTGTTCGCTCCTAATTTTGCAAAATGTGCCATAATTATCTCCTATTATATATTAAGTTTTTAAGTTAGTAAATACATCCTATTTTATTGAAATTTATATCTTATAATAACAATTCCTGATCCGCCAGCATAATAACCTCCACCACCACCTCCAGTGTTTGCTGTTCCAGCAGAACCTGGACCACCATTAGTGTTTCCTCCATTACCTCCACCACCAGGACCACCTGCACCTCCAGCTGAAGGACCATTTCCTCCACCACCTCCTGCAAGAGTCACTGGAGAACCTGTTATTGAATTTGCTAAACCATTACCGCCAGCGCCACCATTAGTACCTGGACCTGGAGTTGGGGAATTTGCTCCTACTCCTCCAGCACCGCCGCCACCACCACCAGCTCCAACAGTTGTACCTCTTGTTCCACCTCCAGCACCACCATTGTTTCCTTGAGGTGGAGAAACTGGTGGAGTATTACCTGAACCTGCAGGTTTTGCAGATCCTGGAGGACCAGGGTTAGCAAAACTACCTCCGCCTCCTGAACCACCTGGTTGACCGACACCAGTCGATGATCCATCACCTCCTTCAGCGCCACCTCCGCCTCCTGTTGATGTAATTGTACTAAAAACTGAATTTGCGCCTTTACCGCCTGGATTACCTAAAGGAACAAAAGCTCCCCCACCTCCTACTGTAATTGGAAAAGCTGTTGCTGTTATAGGAAAAGAACCTGCATTACATCCAGGACTTGGAAAAGTTGTTCTATGTCCACCTGCTCCACCACCTCCAGAATAATAAGCAGCTCCTCCTACACAAGTACTACCTGCTGCTCCACCTCCTGCAACAACTCGATAGTCAACATTACTTGGTCCACCTACACAATTTCCAATTTGTGAAACACAAAATGTCCCTGGACCTGTAAATGTATGAATTTTAAAATCTCCAGAGGTTGTAATAGTTCCTCCTGTTGCAACTGTAAACAAAGCTTGTTGAGAAATGTTTGATGCTTTAGATTGATCTACTAACAACCAACCTTTTGTTGAATCTACATAAAATAATGTTGCTGCAGTCCCCTCAACAGTAATTTCAAATAATTCTGTTGAACCCTGAATCTTGTTTCCGTTTGCATTTAAAATACATTTATTTGTATCAAATGTATTTGCATAATCTTTTACAGCTACAAAATCTCCAGCAGATGGTGATGAGGGTAGTGTTACTGTAATTTGTGTAGATGTAGTGTCTAAAAAATATCCTTCATTAGATAAAGCTGTAAAATCAGTTGTTTTTATAGATCCTGTTTGCCAACTAATAGTTTGTAATCCTGAAATTGTTCCTGTTGTATTATTTATTGTACCACCAGAGATACCTGCAGTTGTCAAAGTACCTGAACTTGTAATTGTTCCTGAGTTAGTAAGATTGCTAACAGTTAAAGTTCCTGCATTATTTATGTTTGCTCCAGATGTAATTGTTACTGTGTCACCACTATCACCGATAGTAGTAGTTGTCCCTTTTCTTGGACTAATTTTATTTGTCTTAAATTCACTCATAGCTATTGAAATTTATAACGAATTGCAACGATACCTGAACCACCAGCTCCTGAAGGATTAATTCCTGTAGGAACTACTCCTGGTCCTGCTCCACCACCTGATCCAGTGTTTGCACTAGCTGCAGTACCTCCTGAAGGTGTTGAGCTTCCTGCACCTCCAGATCCTCCTGATCCACCAGCTGATCCTCCACCACCACCTGCTCTTGTGACAGGGGATCCTGTAATTGAAGTTGTAACTCCTGGTCCACCTGCTTTTCCTGCTGGTCTTGGATTACCTGCGCCACCTGCTCCTCCGCCACCTGCTCCATTGTAAGGATTTACAGATGGGGATGGATTGGAACCTCCAGGATTTCCTTGAGGAGGACTTACTGGAGGAGAATTTCCTGATCCACCTGATCCAGTATTATAGCCTGCTCCACCACCAGAACCACCCGAAGGTGCTGTTGGTGCATTATGAGAACCTCCTCCACCACCTGCTGATGTTATTGTTGAAAATGTTGAAGTTGAACCAGTACCTCCAGTACCTCCATCTCCACTAGCCCCACCTCCACCACCTACTGTAATTGGATATCCTTGAACCGATACTGGTAAAGCTGTTGAAGTTGCTAAAGGACTTGCAGTATAACAACCAGAAACTGGTGTTGAATGTGATTCTCTAAAGCCTCCGGCACCGCCACCACCTCCAGCACCACCGCCTCCACCTCCACCTCCAGCTATAACCATATAATCTGCTGTTGTTGAACCTGAAGGATTACCAGCACATGATACACAAAAAGTATCAGAACCTGTAAATGTATGAATTTTAAAATCTCCGCAAGTAGTAACTGTTCCACCTGTAGCTGTTACAAATAAAGCTTGTTCACTTATATCAGATGCTTTTGATTGACCAACTGATAACCAACCTTTTGTTGCATCTACATATAACAAAATTATTGCTAAACCTTCTGTAGTAATCTCAAAATTATTTGCTGCTCCTTGGATGTTAGAACCGTTTCTACCTATTATAATTTTATTTGTATCTGCTGTATTTGCATAATCTTTAACACCAACAATGTCACCAGCCGATGGCGAGGCAGGGAGGGTTACTGTTATTTGTCCACTTGTAGTATTAAGAAAATATCCTTCACCTGCTGTTGCAGTAAAGTCTGTTGTCTTGACTGTAGTTTGCCAATTTACTGCACCATCAATATTTCCAGATATTGTACCACCAGAAATTGTTCCTGTATTTGTAATTGTTCCAGAGTTTGTTATAGTTCCTGAGTTTGTGATTGTAGTTGAGTTTACAGTTCCAGAATTTGTTATATTTGCACTTGGTGCCGTAACTGTTGATCCTGCTGGAATAGCTACAGTATCGCCACTGTCTCCGAGTGTGACTGTGCCACAATCTGTTGTTGGTGTAATTTTATTAACTTTAACTTCACTCATATTACCTATTGAAATTTATACCTTATTACTACTATACCTGAACCACCCGCACCAGAAGTATTAGCCGGAGGAGATGCTCCACCGCCACCGCCAGTATTTACTGTTCCTGATCCTCCTAGTCTATTAGGACTAGTATAACCACCTGGACCACCACCACCTGTTCCACCCGATGGAGTTCCGTCAGGTATTGGAGGATAACCACCGCCACCGCCACCACCTGCTCTTGCAACTGATGATCCTGTAATTGAAGTTGTTACACCATTTCCACCACCACCTGCTCCACCTGGAGAAGCACTTCCACCAGTTGCGCCAGCTCCACCACCACCACCACCACCATAATTTGGTGCTCCTGCTACATCATTTCCATTTCCACCTGGATTTCCTTGAGGTGGACTAACAGGAGGAGTATTACCTGCAGATCCGGATCCTCTAACTCCACCACCGTTTTGCCAATAACCACCACCACCTGACCCACCTGTTTTTGTGTCTGGACCACCTGGATTACCTACAGCACCACCACCACCTGTTGAGGTTAAACCTAAAGCACTTGAATCACTTCCATTATCTCCACCAACCGCACTACAAGGAGGAGATGATGCACCTGCACCTACTACAATTGGAAAAGCTGTTGCTGTAACTGTTACACCTGTTGTAACTAATGGACTAGCAGTATAAGGAGTAATAGGATTACATCTTCCTTCTCTAAATCCTCCGGCTCCTGCTCCGGCATAACCACCACCAGAACCACCACCAGCTACAATCATATAAGCTACTTTATTATTATCAGCTATTGTTGAAGCCTCTGTTACTGTAAAAGTTCCAGGGCCTGTAAATGTATGAATTTTGCAATTTCCTGAAGTTGTTATTGTTCCACCTGTTGCTGTTAAAAATTCAACAGTATTTGAACTATCCTCTTCTCTTCCGGCATTCACAACTTTCCAACCTTTAGTTGCATCTACATAAACAAATGTCATTGCTAAACCTGCAGAATTTAAAACTAAATTAGATGCATCTCCTTCTATGTTTGAACCATTACGATCCACTGTTAAATTATTTGATGCAAAAGTTTGTGCATAATCTGAAACTGAAACAATATTACCTGCACTTGGTGAAGCAGGTAAATTCATACTAAAGGCACTGCCTGTTGTGTTTGCAAAATAACCTTCACCATTAGCTGCTGTAAAGGTTGCTGTTTTAATACTACCTGTTTGCCAATCTACTGTTCCTGTTCTCCCGAATCCTGTTTGACTTGCACCTGATGCTAAATTAATAGTATCGCCTGATGCTCCTAATGTGATTGTTGTACCACATTGATTAATTAAATTTCCACCATCTGCTGCTTGTATGTCATCTGCTTTTACAACTGAACCACTGATCGTAGTTGTTGCACCACATTTAGTGACTACTGCACCGCCGCATTGGTTTTCTATGTTATCTACTTTTATTTTACTTGTCATAATTATTGAAATTTGTACCTTATTATTACTATACCACTACCACCTGTAGGGCCAGTAAATCCTGCATCGCCACCTGCACCGCCTCCTGTGTTAGCTGTTCCATTTGTTGCTGCTGGGTTATTGGGATATTGACCACCATTTCCACCACCACCTGATCCTCCAGAACCTCCAGCACCTGATAAATATGCTGCTCCACCGCCACCACCTGCGTATGCAGTTGGACTTCCTGAAATTGATGTTGTAGCACCTGCTCCACCATTTCCCGCAGTTATAGGAGTACTAGTATTTGAATCACCACCAGCTGCTGTTGCACCGCCTCCTCCACCTGAACCTGCTGTACCAGGAGGTGACGAATTTTTTCCAATACCACCTGAATTTCCTTGAGGTGGACTGACAGGAGGTGTATTACCTGCTGCACCTGGTCTGGTACTATTAGGAGTAAATGGTGATCCACCACCACCTGATCCTCCAGCAGTGCCTCCAGCTAATCCAGGTGAGCCTCCACCTCCACCACCTGTTGAAGTGATTGATGAAAAAGTTGAATTAGATCCGTTTGCACCACCACCTGCACCTACCGATATAGGGAAAGGTGATGCTGTAATAGTTAAACCTGTTGGTGCAACTAAAGGTGAAGCTGTGTATGAAGGTGCAATATCTCTACCTTCTCTAAAACCTCCTGCTCCACCTCCACCGTTATAATGTCCAGGATTTGATTGGCCACCACCACCTGCTACTACCATATAAGAAACTGTTGTTGGTCCTCCAGTTGGATTAGTTGGACTATTTCCAATTTGTGATACACAAAAAGTTCCAGGCCCTGTGAATGTGTGAATTTTATAATCTCCACAACAAGTTATTGTTCCACCTGTAGCTACAGTAAATAAAGCTTGTTCAGGAAGACTCGATGCTTCTCCTGTATCCACTAATTTCCAACCTTGAGTTCCATCTACGTAAACTAATGTGATGGTTACACCGTTTGTACTAATTACATGATCAGTAGTAGAACCTTGAATTTTTTCCGAACCATTTGCTGCAATAGTGATATTGTTTGTTGCTGCAGTGTTAGCGTAATCATTTATTGATACAATCGCTCCAGCTGATCCAACAGGTAAATTTACTGTAAAAGCACTTGATGTAGTGTTACAAAAATATCCCTCACCATCTGCTGCAGTAAATGTTGCAGTTTTTATATCTCCTGTTTGCCAATCAACTGTCCCCGTTCTACCAAAACCAGTTTGACTACCATTATTAACAACAGTAGTTCCAGAAGGAAAAGTTATTGTATCACCAGAAGCACCAACTGTTAAATTAGTTCCGCATTGTGGTTCGATTGCATTTACTTCTATCTTACTCATTAAAT